CCTCTGACGTTGAAACAGGTTCTGAAGAAGATTTTGTCATTATGGAAGGTGGACTCATGGAACAAACAGGCGATGACATTGAGCCTGATACTATGGAGCCCCGAATGAGTTGGGGTGAATGGTGTAAAGACTGGTTTTCGGTTTTGTGGAATCGTGCACGGAGACCAGTTGCCCATACAATCATATTTTGTGCTGACTACACTGCGAGATCCCAGATGCGCAACGCACAGTCAAATGTGTTTCATGCGCTTTGGTGTATCATGAAAATAGTGTGGGGCCAATGGTTGGGGCAAATGTCGATGTACGGGCTGACCCAATTATGGTGGCCGATCGGACTGATTTGGACTATGGTCTCGATCTTTTTGATCTCGCCGTCTTATTGGGCAGCACAATTGGGTTGGCGGATTGCTCCTCAGATCTCAATTTTGACTGGATTTGTTGAGATTTGGGCTGTCAACACAATTTATGATCCAGGTCGCGTAGTGCGTTTAGCTGGTCGCATGGTTTTTAACCATTTTGGTGGAAACAGCGAATTGCTGACGTATATCACGATATTGGTGGCTGGGGCTGCGGCGATTTACTTGCTTTTGAAGTCGCTGGTGGATAAGACCAGCAGCAAGGAGAATAGTCGCATCATTGAGCAGGGACAAGTGATTACTGATCTCAAGCATGGTGTTGAGCCTGAGAATGTTTGGAGAATGCATGACTACCGATGTAATATCATTGATGTCCCAAACCCAAGTTCTTCCTTAAAGGGTGCGGATGAGATGACGATTGTGAGTTATTTCCATCGTTTTTTGATTCGCCTTAGAATTAAATGGAACGTCCCGGAGAAGGGAAAGTGGAGAACTACGGGTGGTACTGGTATTCTCTTAGGTGGAAACAAGATTTTGTTCTTGACTCACTTTATGAGAAAACCAGTTGGTGCAATATCGCTGCATGAGGTAGCGGTATTGTACTCAACTCGTGCGAATGTTGTGCGTGAAGCGGTATGCGCGTGCGACAAGTATTCAGTTATGAAATTCGACGAGGAACTGTCAATTTTGGATTTCCCAGCTATGCCTGCTCAGCGAGCGATCCAAACCACCATTCCTGGTGATGAGATGCTCAATTATGTGGGCCCTGGTCTACGCATTGGGCGTGGTATGAAGGGCGAACTATTTGTGGATCGTGTGAAGCGTATCCACAATGTTCGTATGATCAAGGGAAATCATTGGCACACTGGTGAAGGTGAAGATGCCGTCACCATTAAGGGCGATTGTGGAGCTTTGCTTCTCGCCCTCACCCCCTCAGGGCCTGTCCTTGTGGGTCTGCATCTGTGGATGGATGTTTTTGACCAAGCAAATAAGGTCACTTACTCGTACAATCTGTGCGGGAAGAAGTTTGATGAAATCATCTCGGATGCTCCACCCCAGCTCACTAACCTTCAGAAGGTTGGTGAGTTGGGACCCCTCCATGCAAAAAGCCCTATCCAGTTCTTGGATGATTTAGGTGGAATGCAGGTGTTTGGGTCCTTTAATGGATTCAGAACGTCTGTGAAATCGAAGGTCACTGAGACAATTGGAGCTAGCTTTTTGATGGAGAAGCATGGGTTTACCCACACCCATGGGCCGCCAGTTATGGCTGGGAGAGAAGTGAAGTATCGTCATCTCCAAAGTTTCCGGCGGTCGAATGCAAGAGTGAGTGAGTATCGTGCTGAGTTAGCGTGTGCAGTTCTTTTACAGCACGCGATGCAGTTTAGTGATAATTGGAAGGTTTTCCAGATTACTCAACACGATGCAGTGAATGGTGTTCCAGGTGTACGCTTTATTGATCGCATACCAATGGCCACGTCTTGTGGATTTCCGTATAAGACTCCGAAGTTTAACAAGATCAAGCCTATTGTGGATGGCGATTGGACGAGCGAGCTAATCGTAGATGATGATGTGCAAGCCGATATTGATTTCGTGCTTAAGCGTTGGTCAGAGCGAAAGCGAGCTTGTCCTGTTTTCACGGCGGCTTTGAAAGATGAACCTAGGAAGTTCTCGAAGATTGAAACAAAATCCACCCGTATCTTTTATGGTGGTCCAGCTGGACTTATCATTGCTGAGCGGATGGTATTTACGTGGTTCACGCGGTTGGTGCAAACTAACCCGCTTGTTTTTATGCAAGCACCTGGGATGGACGCAACTGGGTCTCAATGGGATCTGCTTTTCAGATGGATGAACCGAAGTGACAATTGGATAGCTGGTGATTTTAAGGAATTTGATATTTCGATGATCATTCAGTTCTTGAGAATGTCGTACAAATTCATCATTTTATTGGCAAAGCATTTAGGTGCTGATGCTGAACATGTGGTGATGATGGAAGCTGCGTCCGAGGATCTAATCAATCCCATGGTAGATTACTTCGGTGATCTTATTATGGGTACTGGGAAGAATCCCTCTGGACATGCGCTGACCGTTATCATCAATGGTTTGGTGAATGCGTTTTACATGATCCATTGTTATTTGGAACTCAATCCTGCTGTGAATCCGGACAATCGGTGGGCAACCTTGAAAATAGGACAGGACTTTTTCAAGGATGTTAGAGCCATGTTTTATGGCGATGATAACATTATGAATGTTTCCCCGAATGCTCCGTGGTTCAATCATACGGCGATTTCGCAGTATTTGAGATCCGTGAATGTTGTGTACACAATGGCTGAGAAAGACCGTGAGAGCGTCCCGTATGTAAGGAGTGATGAAATCACTTTCTTGAAGAGAAGCTTTCGGTATGAGCCAGAAGTTGATGGTTATGTCGCTCCTCTAGACATTACTTCAGTGCGCAAGGCCTTGATGTTAACCATTCCATCAAAGGTTGCTTCCAAAGAAAAAGCGTACATCGACTGCATTGTGTCACAAAATGATACGATGTGGCATCATGGAAGAGAGGAATTTGGGCGATTTCAGATTATTCTGGAGGAACTCATAGAGCACTTAAACTTAAGAGAGTTTATGGAACGTCCGTTGTTGACTTTTGATGAGTTGAGTGCTCGTTGGCTGCGTACGCGTGATAGTTTGGAGAATGTAGCGTGGACAGCCGACACAACAAGGTATCTCATGCAGAGTGAGAACAGTGTGGAGATCAGAGATCGTTGCAAATTGTGCGGAGGAGATTGCGCATGGTATTGTGACACTTTCAATATTTCACAGTTCTGCGATTGTGGAAACCGGCGGGACTTTCGACTCACATATGATCGTGAGCGAAATCGTCTTACTTGGCACTATATTTGCTGTGAATGTTTTTACACTGTGAGGGATACCTCTACGCCATCTGAGCAAGTTCTCAGATGGCTCGGCCTCGTGTAGGCCAAATGTGGCGTGAGCTATAACGTCCTAACCAAAATGTAGCAGTTGTGAGTAGTTACTGTGGCACATGTTTGATCAACTACGTGTCAAGAGTGGATTCACAACTTTACTTGCCAGAGCGTTCCTCAAAATCACTATTTAGTGATGGTCTCGGCTGGTGACCACTTGATCAAAGGAGATCTGAGTCTAGGGTTAAACTCAGATTGGTATTGAACAACCTGCTGCAATTTCTGATGCGCAATTTGCGCAAGGCAATCCCACTGAAAGCCTTTTAAGTGGCGGAGGGGGGCAAACGATTCCAAACAGCGTTTTTGATAATCAACCATCAGAACGAGCGTTGAATGGGTCAGTAGCTTCCCTGCCCAGGGTTGGGCAAAACTCTCCTCAATTGACAACGACAGTTTTGGCTGCTCCAGCAGCCAATGTTGTGAGTACGTTTCAAACGGCTCAGTTTATTGAGGAAAACCCTGGAGAGTTATTGAACTTCCAGGAGGCGGGCACTCAAGGTATTTACCAGGAGATAGCGCCCTCCATTGACCTTCAGAATTTTCTGAAGCGTCCTGTTCAGATTAATTCCTTTGTTTGGAATTCGTCGTGGACAGACGTCAGCATCACGCCGTGGACTTCTTTTTTGAACACACCGGCGATTTTGAACAAACTTCAGAATTTCGCGTACATACGCGGTAAGTTGAAGTTGAAGTTTGTGCTTAATAGTTCTCCATTTTATTATGGAGCAATGCGAGCTACTTACTTCCCCCTTTGGGGGCTTACGCCAGGTCGTGTCGATTTGGCATCGCCAACGCCAGGGAATCCAAAGATTCCGTACTCCCAGATGCCGGGAGTTTTTATGTATCCTCAGACGTCAACAGGAGGTGAGATGGAACTCCCCTTCTTTTATCACAAGGATTACCTGGCACTCAAGACAGCTTCTGAAACAGGCAACATTGGCAGACTCTACATGCAAGAGTTTGTGCCATTACGAAGTGCGAATGGAGCTGTCACGAATGGTGTGACGATTACATTGTTCGCGTGGATGGAAGACGTACAGCTCGCAGGATTCACTAGTCAACTAATCATGCAAGGTGATGAGTATGACGAAGCGTCCGGAGTTGTTTCAGGACCGGCAGCCGTACTTGCTGATTGGGCAAGTTATTTAGAGCGAGTGCCAGTTATTGGTAGGTTCGCTACGGCCACTAGGATGGGGGCATCGACAGTTTCTAAGATAGCTGCACTGTTTGGCTGGTCAAATGTACCAGTCATATCATCAGTAATGCCATTCAAGAACATGCCTTTCCATGATCTCGCATCAGCCGAGATTTCCCAACCAGTGTCGAAATTCACACTGGATCCAAAAGCTGAAGTGTCTGTTGCACCGTATATGGTTGGCTTGTCTGGAGAAGACGAGCTTTCGGTTGCATCAATTGTTCAACGAGATTCGTATTTGACGAGTTTTACTTGGAACACAACAGACGCGGCGAACACGTTATTTTTCTCATCTTTGGTAAATCCGCTTTTGTATGATCGCGGATCGCCTGATGCGAATAGCACGTATTCGATTAACCAAACGCCGATGTGTATGGTCGCGAGATTATTCCGATTTTGGCGTGGAGATATTATTTTCACGTTTCGGATTATCGCTTCTAAATTTCATCGGGGGCGATTGCGGCTACATTGGGAGCCGTATTCGTCACCTTCTACCACCACCGATACATCACATCTGAATATGACAAAGATCGTGGACATTGAAGACACAACGGATGTGACTTTTCGCATTCCGTATCTTCAGCCAGTCCCGTGGTGTGAACACACCCACCAGGGTGATATTTACACCACAAATAGATGGTCTACAACCTCAGTGATGACACCGAGTAATGATGATGATAATGGATCTTTGGTGGTGCGGTGCTTGAATAATCTTTCAGCACCTGTGGACACTTCACCCATTACGGTGATGGTGTTCGTTCGTGGTGCGGGTAACTTAACATTTGCTAATCCAATTGATGGACTGAATAGATTTAGTTATCTTGTACCACAAAGTGAGGACGGAATAGAATCCGCCACTGAGGCAAACAGTGGCCTGTTCGCAAAGAATTGGGGTGAACCCATTCTTTCACTTAGGAAGCTCTTGCGCCGAGCTTCTCTAGTAGATGTACGTCCCCTGATGCTCAATCCTGTAGCATCAGATAACCTTCGGGAGGAAAGGATTCCCATGACAAAGTATCCACCAATGCCTGGGTACTGTTCACTTTCTTTTGATGTGGCAAAGAATCTTTCCAACGCCTCAACTTCAGGGTTCAATTATGTGTGCATGACTCCATTTGCTTGGATCATGCCGTGCTTTCTTGGACTACGTGGATCAATGCGTTGGCATTTCAATGCTATTAATCATGAAAGTCATGGACCTGATTCTTTAGGTGTATGGCGCAATCCGGGTGTGACAATCGTCGCACCCTCAACAAATTCGATCATTCCATCGACATCAACAACTCGAACGTTGTATGCAAATAGTCAATTCAACAACATTTCCAATTCTGGGAGTGCTGGACTTGCGCTGACCAATTACGAAGGCCAACCTGGCCTGACCTGTGAAATGCCGTATATGATCCCATACAAGTTTTATTTGAATAATTGGTTTAGTTGGGCCGTTGGGTCCTCAACTGATAAGTCGAATGCTGATGGGTATCAAGTCATTATGCGCACTAACAATAACAACGCCAATCAAGATATGGCGATGGAACGATACAGCTCTATTGGAACAGATTTCAATGCACATTTCTTTTTGTGCGTTCCAACGCTGTACTACAATCCGAACATGGGTGCTCTCCCTAGTTAGGATTGTCAACTCTTCTGCAAAAAAACCTGGAATGAGTGTTGAGTGAATGAACACTATTTCTCAAAAACTGGTTTAGACGCCGTTGGGTTGCCGTCGATCGAGACTCCGCTTGCGGGGGTCTCGCGATTTGTAAGCTTTTTCAAACGCCCCAGAGTGGGGGTGAACTTGCGAATCGATGACGGTTCGCAAGGTTTTTAGATAGTTTATTTCCCA